CTCTCGTATGAAAGGCTGCATGAAATATTAGGTTATGCAAATAGTTGTTGGTTTCAAGGAACTAAACCTACGAAACAATGGGAGAGAAAATGGTTGACATCATCTGTATCAGAATAGGTGAGAAGTATGGCCCAGAGTATGAGGACTATTTAAATAAGAAACTCTCTAAGTATAAAATACACTGGATACATGAACCGTATGATGAACGAGTTACCCTACAGTGGAATAAGATGTGGGGTATGCAGTTAGATCAGGATACACCTATTTGTGTCATGGACATAGATGTTCTTCTCATGGGCGACTACGAAAGGATATTTGACTATCCTATTATGCGTGGACAATTCCTTGCAATGCCTGGCTGGTGGAGAGACACAAAGAAAGAAGGTTACTCTATCAACGGTGGATTCTTTAAGTACTATCCGAAGGACTGCAAATATATCTACGATAAGTTTATGAAAGATATACACGGGTGGCAGAGACACTACATTGATAATGGGGTTACAAAAGGCCCTGTTAATGGAGAGCAGTACTTTGTCGAAGACGCAGTATTACAAAAATTAGAACTTATCACATTACCCAAAGAATGGTTTACTCGCTGGGTTGTAGACTCCGATATTGTAGGTAGGAGTATGACTACATGGCAAGTACAGATCACACGTAAGTATCGGGAGATAACAGGGAACGACTATATATTCCTTGGTGGTGAGTTTCATCCAGATATCAAATTCGTACACTTCACACACAGAAATAACAAGCCTCATGAATGGGAATACTATGAACAAATTCGTTTACGTTAGTCATGAGTTTCGTACTCTATATCAGAGTATGTACTTCAAGAATACTCAGAAGGTCTGGGATACTTCTTGGGCAGATGAAGACTTTAAAGAACAACTTGAATTTAAACTTCAAGAAGAACAACATATGCTTAGAAAATACACAAGGCCTCATACTGCATACCTTAATGATATAGAAGGTGAGACTGAGCTTGTATTCAACATGAGTATGAAACATTTTGGTGAGCCCCAGAAATATGAATGGACTGCTGATCTGACAGAGAAATTTACAGACCTTCTTATGGAAAAAGCGATATCTATTAGAGACAAGGGTAGAAAAATTCAAGTATTATATTCTGGAGGAATTGACAGTTCTGCAGCACTACTTGCTTTATATGAGGTTTGTCCTAAAGATCAGATTGAAGTTGTCATGGGAAGAACTGGCGAAGGTGGTGCTGGTTTTAGAGCTAAAGATCAGACTGATCCTGTAAAGCAAAATCCTTGGATGTTTGATAATATTGTAAAACATTTGGATCACACATTCACTGATGATTTAAATGGTTACTGTGATCCTAGCAAATATGTGTTTGTCACAGGCAATGAAGCAGATCGTTTATTCGGGTCTACTGGTTATACTCTAATGACTCAATACTCTAAACCAGATGGTGCTGATTACCAAGAACATTGGGGAAAGGCCCCAACTGATGAACTTGATGAAAATTGGCAATGGAACCAAAACAGGTGGTGGGGTATAACTAGGTACACATATCTTATGCAATCTTTTCGTATGATGGCAAACATTTCATGTGATAAGATTGATATGGACAACTACCAGCCCATGTTCTTTGATAGAAAGATGTTACAATTTGCTATCAATCTACATATCCAAAAGAAACATAAGTGGTACAACTGTGGAGCCTTAGCAGATGAGAAGAAATTTAGAGATGGAAAGATGTGGATACGTGACGCTATATTTGATATAACTAAAAATAGTTGGGTATCATATAACATGCATAAGACTATTTCATCTGCAACTGATCTTAATAAAAGGCAGTCTGTTCCTCTGCCATTGCGCTTGAAGGTGTTAGCAATAACAGAAGATGGTACAGTTGTTAATAGAAAAAATTTAATGGAATATGTCTGTAGGGAGTCTTTTACGATATGAAAAAATTCTGCTATGTAAGTAATGATTTCAAAAATGCTTGGAGAATATTTTTTGCCAATAAGAAGATGTTATGGGATACCTCTTGGGTAGACGAATCTGTTTTGAAGAGATTCTTTGAACTTTATAATAAAGAGAATTCTGATCTGAAGAAGTACTCTCGCCCAGCTAACTGGTATCTTAATGACCTAGAACAAAAGGATACTTATTTGTTTCCTATGGCACAATCACATTTTAACGGTGCTGGCCAGAAGTATGAATATACAGAGGGGTTGCCTTCTCTTAAAGATATCTTATTAGAGAGAGCCGCTGAGATAAGGGATCAAGGAAAACCTATTGAAATATTGTATTCTGGTGGGATAGATAGTTCAGCTGTAGTTCTTGCTTTTAATGAAGTATGTCCCAAAGATCAGCTGAAGATTTGGATGGCAGGAGATCATTGCATTACCAACAACAAAAATCTTTTTGATAAAGTTGTTAGTAATTTGGAATGGGAAATGACAACAAATCTAAATGGTTGTTGTGACCCTAGTAAAAATGTATTCACATCTGGTAATGAAGCAGATAGATTGTTTGGTGCTGATGGTTACACTCAAATGATGGGACACTCAAAACGAGATGAGAATAGTAAGAACGGATATAAGATACTAGGGCCAAATGAACCACCCACTACAGATCATCCAGACAACTGGCAGTGGAACCAAGACCGATGGTGGGGTATTACTAGTCATACATATCTAACACAGTCTTGGAGAATGTTACGTAATGTTGAATGTGATAAGATAGTTATGGATAATTTCCAGCCTTTGTTTTTTGATAAAAGAATATTACAGTATGCTATAAACATCCATATGGATGGAGAAATGAAGTGGTACAACTCTGGTCTATTGGCTGACCCTCAGAGATACAAAGAGGGTAAGATTTGGGTAAGAAATTTTGTTTATGAGATGTCGGGCGATAAAGAATATTCTTATAATATCGGTAAGACATTAACTACTGTATCAGATATAAACGAAATGTTTAAGTTACCACTGGCTCCAGACTTTAATGTTCTTGGTGTTATGGACGATGGTACTGTTGTAAATAGAAACAATATGATGGAATATATGACCAAAGAACACACATTGTTCTCTAATGCTATATAAATATAAATAGAACAAGAGGAGATTAATAATGGCTTTTACATTAACTACAACGTCTGTCGCAGTTAGAGATGACACAAGCACACCGTGGTTCCATGAAGTTGATAATGATGCAAGGACTGCCTTTTTAGCTTGGCGTGATACAAATTATATCGACACCAATAAAACTTCTGCATGGTCGGCTACTGAATCTGCTGATGAGACAACTCTTACTTCTGTACGACAATTTGTAGACAGGGATGGGATAAATGCATGGTTAGCGGAATCCAATGTAAAAACTCAGATGGCTGCTCGAAAAGTGTATGAAGATGCAAACGGAATTACTAGAACAGGCACAAGGATGCTTTTAGGCAGTTACCTTGCTTTCTCTGGTTAGTTTATTCAACAAATGATTCTATACCTTGTTCTTTATTATACTGAGACAGCAATTCTCTTCGTGCCACAATCACTGGGTCTTCTAGATAATCAATGTTGGCTGACTTGTCTTTAAACAGAGTACGAGACGTTTTTGACAATCCATCCTTAGACATCATCGTATTGGTTGTAATCATTTTGCCAGTATCTCTATATGTTTCCATAATATGTGCTTTGTGATCTTCTGATTGCTCTGACCATTCTACATCAACACTTGGTCTAGTCTGGATCAGTATAGTCATATAACCTTTTACTTGAGCGTCAGTCATTTTCATTCGTTCAAATTTCTGTATAGCATCTGGTTCATCGTGACGCAGAAGGCCTCGCTCCTCTCGTATTCTAATAGAGTTAGCAATAGAAACTCTGTTCAATACTTCAACAACATCAATATCAATTTTCCAAGGGACATGCTTGTGGTAGTGAGTGAGCAATTCTTCTAGTCCATTCCAACCAATCCAACGGTGAACCATTCTAAATTCCCAGTGAGGATTACATTTGGATTTTGCTTCCCAATCTATTAGTCCAGTAAGATTTCCCTGCTCATCTACAAAAATATTCTGTCTCCACAAGTCTCCATGAATTATACACCGTTCTTCACCCAAGGGCCCTTTTAGTTCTGCTAAGTCAAACAAAGCATCTTCTATATATTCGTCTTTAGTTGCCATCGGCATTAAAGACTTTATTACAGAGTGCATTTGGTGTGGACGGATACCTTTGACTCTGAGCTTGGTACTGTGTAATTCTCCCAACAAATTTCCAAGTTGCTCGTTGAATTTACGACTAGGCATTATAGGCCCACCCTTACCATAAGTATGAGCGAGCTGTTCGCCTGGCACGTGCTGGCCCTTTATCATTTGATCTAAAGTAACCATTCTTCTATCTCCTTGTAATTCGTAAATATTTCAGAATAATCTGGATAAGGTATTACTCCATCCTTATCTAATTCTTCATATGTAACAACAGTATGCTCAAGTCTGGACATAAGCATGTTTGTGAATTCTTCTCTTGCCTTGTATTTATGCATCTGCTCGATTGAACCTGTAAAGGAATGTGGTTCTGGGGTTGTTCTCCATTCATAATTATACGTACAAAATTCTCTTGGAGCAGGATATCCAGGCATACTACAAAACATGGCCGTTTGTTCAAAACAAAAATGAGATACTTTATCGTGTTGTTGAAACCAAATTAGAGTGAAATCTTTCAGTATTTTCTCAGCAATGTCAAGTCTCTTTTCTACAGGAAGCTTCCATTTCTTGGGGGTATTGGTTAATTGTAATGGCATACACTTAACAACATATGGTAGGGGGAAATTGTGGAGATGATTTAGACGCACACGCATTTCAATATCTGTTAACAAATCTTCATTAACATTCCAATTAATATCCACAGTCTTAGTTTTAAGCTCTGATTTTAGTTGGAGATTAACCATTTTGTTTCGGCCAAACCATTCATTACCATTTACTAGGTCTTTGTCTTTAGCAAACTGCTTAAGAAAATAGTAAGAACCAGAACGGGGAGTACAGACGATGCAATATTCACTCACTCAAACCACCCTTTAATCTCTTCAATATTTTCAAATTTCTTTTCATAGTCTATGCCCATCTTAATTGTTAACACAGTTTGCACAGTGTTGTCAACCTCTAATCCATACTGCTCTTGTAGATGAGCAAGAGTACTTAAAGGATCATCTAGAAAATTCTCAAACGCTACTAGAGCTCCTTCATTGTGAGTATAATAGAAATCCCAGAACTGTTCTAGCTTAGTCATAAACCTATCATATTCTTCTTTGGTAGCTATGAGACTATTATCTTTAATCTCTGGCCTCTCAGATGCGTAATGAATGTGGTTGACTTTTGTTCGTAAACGTGTTATATGACTCAAAAATTGTGATAGTACGTCTTTTCTATACAACCAGATACAGGGAAATCCACGACTCATTTCCCCGAAGTGTTGATCTTCTGGTAGGTAGTGGGGAAGGATTTTAAGAAGGTGTGGTTGTGTTGCCCAGTTCTGCTCATCTATATCTTTATAGTCATTCTTCTTTAGCCATGAGGCAGGGTCATATAGTCCGAAGGTGTTGCAAAGGAACCTACGGAAATACGTGCTACCACTCCTAGACGTTGCAATTAACCCTATTCTCATGTACCTATATATAACTATGAAAGTTATTGAATCTACATTCGAGGAAGTGTTTCCTGTCTGGCGTGACAGACTGTGGCCCAATAGGATTAGTGCAATTGAACCTATGAGTAGTCTGTGCTGGAGGCAACCAAAAGATATAATAAAGGACAGTTCGATATTCGATAAGTATGTCCCCAGTTTCTTTGCTTTGAAGATAGATGATGAAATTGTTGGAGTGAATAGTGGATTTAAAACAAGTGAGAAAGTTTATCGTTCTAGAGGATTGTGGGTAAGTGAACAACATAGAGGTAGGGGATTTGGCCAACTTCTTTTGTTACAAGCAATAGTTCAAGGTAAAAGCGAAGACTGTCATTGGATATGGAGTATGCCACGAAAAACCGCTTTGGGGTCTTACGAGAAGGTAGGATTCAAAAAAAGAGGTAAGTGGATAGACCAAAAGGTAGAATTTGGGCCCAATTGTCTGGCTACCCGCCAGATAATATATAAATAGAGGACAGGAGATAGTATATGGCCATTCCAACAAGTAAGACTACTTTCAAAGAATACTGCTTACGCTCATTGGGTGATGGTGTTATTGATATTAACATATCAGATGCCCAAGCGGATGATCGAATTGATGAAGCGATTCAGTATTTCTCTCAATATCACTATGAGGGAATTGAAAGGATGTACTTAAAACATCTTATCACACAAGCAGATGTAACTAGAGCTACATCTAACACAGCATCAACTGGAACCGATCCAGCAGATGACACTATTACTGCGAGTTGGTTAGAAGGTGGAAACTATATTCCTCTGCCAACTTCTGTCATTTCTGTCGTTCAAGTATTTCCTCTTACTGGTACTGGTACTGGGGCAAACATGTTTGATGCCCGTTATCAGTTACACCTAAACGAATTGTTTGATCTCTCATCTACATCTGTTATTCAGTATGAGATGATGAAGAACAACCTAGATTTCCTAGAACACATTCTCATTGGTGAAGCACCTATCAGATTTAACCAACATCAAAATCGTTTATATATTGATGCCGATTGGTCTACTGATTTTGTTGCTGGTCAAGACTACATTGTTATTGAGTGTTTCCGAAAACTAGACCCAGCAACATTTACAAATGTGTATGATGATGTTCTACTGAAACGATATGCGACTGCTCTTATTAAGAAACAATGGGGTGCAAACCTATCTAAGTTTAGTGGCGTTGCAATGCTAGGTGGTGTTACCATGAACGGTGAAACCATTTACTCCCAAGCGCTTGAGGAGATTACCAAGTTAGAGGAAACAATCTTCTTACACGAACCTCCAATACTTATGGCGGTAGGATAAAAAATGGCCGTAAATAAACACTTTCACACCAGTGGGCGGACTGCTGTTACGTCAGAACAGAATCTATATGCTAACCTTGTATCTGAAGCAATTCAAATCCACGGGCATGATGTGTATTATCTAGATCGTACTCTTGTTGCAGAAGACACTGTGTTTGGTGAAGATTCTCTATCTAAGTTTCAAACACAGGTTCCTATAGAAATGTATATGGAAGACAATCAATCTGGATTTGCTGGCCAGCAAGAATTGATGAGCCAATTTGGTTTACAGAATTTGAGTGAGGCAACCTTTGTCGTAAGTAAGAATCGTTTTCAAGATAAGACTAAACAGATTACAATAGAGAGTGGAACAGACACTTCTTCATCTGGAGCAATTGAGATGGAGAGTGGAACGCTAACAACGCTAGACGGCGGGTTTCTTATTTCAGAGGCAGATGTTTCTGATTCCGACAGACCCCTAGAAGGCGATGCAATCTACCACCCTATCTTAAAGAAATTATTTGAGATCAACTTTGTGGATCATGACGATCCTTTCAATCAATTAGACAACAACCCTGTATATAAAATGCGTTGTCGTTTATATGAATACAGTTCAGAAGCACTGGATACTGGTATATCTGCAATTGATGCTATCGAAGATGCCTTGTCTACTGACACCCTTGGTTATCAAATTTCATTAGAACAAACTACTGCTCAGAATGAACCATTCAGATTAGAATTATTTGCTGATAATGGTTTGATTGCAGATGAGGATGGCGATAATATTATAGGTGAGGATGACTCAACTTCAGTTGGTGAGAGTATTCTTATGGAACACAATATCGATACTGGTCATGGAGGCTGGTTAATTTCAGAGGACTATATAATAGGAACAGGTGGTGTAAACACTAATAGTGTAGATAAGTCTGCACAAAATGAATTATTTGACGAATTGGATGATACGATCTTAGACTTCTCTGAGAAAAATCCATTCGGTGATGCTGGGAGTAGTTAATTATGTTAGGACAACAATTTTATCACGAAACAATTCGAAAAGTGGTTATCGCTTTTGGAAGCATGTTTAACGATATACATTTAGTACGAAAAGACAACGAAGGAAACATTGCACAGTCAATGAAGGTTCCCTTGGCTTATGGCCCAAGACAAAAGTTTCTGGTTAGGTTGCGAGAAGACGCAGACCTTACGAAACAAGTTGCTGTTACGTTGCCTCGTATTGGTTTTGAGATTAAGGGTCTGACTTATGATCCTGCTCGTAAACTAAACCGTGTACAACAGTTTAAGAAAGTTAAGAGTGGCGCTTCTAAGCAACTAGACACACAGTATATGCCTGTGCCTTATAATATTGAATTTGATTTATATATCATGGCAAAGCAATCTGATGATGCTCTACAAATTGTAGAACAGATTTTACCTTACTTTCAACCAGACTATACGGTAACTATTAATGACAATACTGATATGGGAATCAAACGAGATGTGCCCGTAGTGTTGGGTGGTATTACGTATGAAGATACTTATCAAGGCGAGTTTGAGAGTAGACAGACTTTAATCTACTCTTTGCAAATGACTGCTAAGTTCTATCTCTACGGGCCAGTCACTTCCACTAAGGTTATCAAAACTGTTCAGGCAGATTCATTCGCTGACATGCCAGATAAGACACCTACTAGGGAACAAAGATATACGGTTAGTCCAAAACCTGCTACTGCTAATGCAGAAGATGATTTTGGTTTTAACGAATCTAGTTCATTCTTCCAAGATGCGAAGTCCTATGATCCAGAAAGTGGAACCGACAAGTAATGTCTTCTGATCCGATAGGTGAAGCTCTTGGTGTAGTCGAAGAGATTACTAAAGAAGTTGAGGTAATCGGCCCAACTTCTAGATATCCAGCGGAGCTTACAGATGGAAATGATGATGACATCGAAGCAGATTATGTTCATCAAAGAAAGATGTTTTATGCTTTGGTCGAGAAAGGGAGTGCCGCAATTGATGGAATACTCATGCTTGCTAAAGAAGGCGAACACCCCAGAGCGTACGAAGTAGCGGGACAACTGATAAAGAATGTTGCAGAAGTAACAGAGAAATTAGGCGATCTTCAAGAGAAAATGAAGAAACTAAAAGAGGTTCCAGGCAATGCGCCGAAGAACGTCACAAATGCCCTATTTGTAGGGTCAACTGCTGAATTGCAGAAAATGTTAAAAGGAAAGTGATAATTATGAGTTTTTTAAAACCAGCATGGTTCGAAAAGTTTCCAAGGACAATTGCTAAGTGCATAACTTGGAGAAGTTGGATGATGATTACCAATAGCGTTATAGGTTGGATCGTCACAGGAGATTGGCTAAAGGGTCTAGCAGTAGGTTTAATGGCACTAGTCATTAACAGTATTTTGTATATCCTACACGAAAGGCTCTGGAATCGTTGTGATTGGAAGAAAGTTTCTTCTGATACAGATGATATCCTATTATAAATAGATACAGATATAAAGGGAGACTCACATGAAAACCATTCGTTGGGTGCTAGCACACGAACCTATTGAATTATTTCTTAGGGCTGCAAAACATTTTAAAGCAACTATGGAAGAGAAGATGCCGGGCGCTATTAACTTGGAAATCTTAACTCTATCAGAATATGCCGAGAAGTACAAGCCTGGCGAGAAGATCACAAAACACGATCTTCTTCAATTGATGGAGGACGGTGAGATAGAAATGTCTCAGATGTATACTTCTACTCTTGGACGTACTCACGCAAAAGATATGTGGGCCCTAGATATGCCGTTCATCTTTAAAGATCACGATCACGCAAAAGAAGTGCTTGAGGGTGATATCGGCAAGTCTCTCCTTGCTGGTCTTAATAAGAACAGTAATGTTCAAGGCCTTGCGTTTACCTACTCTGGTGGATTTCGAATGATCCCTGCTAACGTAGAACTACACAAGATTGAAGACTTTGAAGGTCAGAAGTTGCGTTGCAACAAATCTCCTATCGCAGAAGAAACTCTTAGTGCTGTTGGTGCTGTCCCTGTTCCTATGGAACTTGAGCAGATCAACGAAGGTGTACAGGGTGATATCATTGTTGGTGGTGAGTCTACTTATCCCCGTTTCTATGGTTTGAAACAGAATGAGTTCATGGACACAATCAACGATGCAGAACATTCATTGTTCCTTACTACAATTCTTGTTGCTAAGGATTTCTGGAACACTCTTGATCTTGAGCTGCAAACCGAAATTGAAGATGCATCTTTTGATGCAGCTAGGGCAGAACGTGTCTGGTCTGTAGAAGACATTGACATTGTTAAGTCCAAATGTGAGAAAGATACCATTAAGGTAGTCACCATGTCTGATAAGGAACGTCTGCGTTTCAAAGAGGCAACTGAGTATATGTATGAAAAATATGATGATATGTTTACGCCAGGGCTACTTCAAAGTATCAAATATGATGCATGAAAATAATTAATCACTGTTCTCTAACAAGAACATACGGAATACGTCCAGAACTAAAACTTTATAATCCTTTAGATTTAGAGGATATTTCTGGCTATGAATCCACTCATATTGGGGAACTGTTCAACAACTTCATCTATGGTTTAGGTGTGTTGGTTGAAACAGATGCCCCGTATGATAGACTTGGTAGAGACAACAATCTCAACGTAGATTTCGATCCTATCCCAAAAATCCCAAATAACTGGAATAGAGAATTCGGAGATATATGTGACCAGAGAGCTCAAGAGTTATGGGCCCTGGGAAAACCTATTCGATGTTGGTGGTCTGGTGGTATAGACAGCACCACAACTCTTACTGCTCTTATACGAACTAAGAAACCAGAAGACACGCTTAGTATCTGGATGAGCAAACAATCTGTTGAAGAAAATCCTACCTACTACGAAAAAATAAAGAACTTGAATATAGAGTGGGCTACTAAGGAAACTCTACTAGCAAAGAAATCTCTGTGGAATGGTAAGGTGTTAAATGTCAACGGTGAGTGTGGTGATCCTATGTACGGAACATTCGTCATTGAAAAACACATAGAAGAACTAGATGATCACTGGCACACATTTCTAGACTTTGAAGATGTAAACTTCATATACAAAGACAGTCCCATGAGAGGACGCTTCATGGATTATCTTGAGGAACATATCACTCATTGTCCATTTGAGATTAAAAATCCTTTTGATATCGCATGGTGGTTAGCGTTTACAACCAAGTGGCAGTGGATAGAACGCCGTTGGTTTGGATTCCTAGAAGACCCATCTGGATATAAAAATCTGGTTGCTTTCTTCAACGATCCAGAGTTTCAGATATGGAGTATGACTAATCATCATCTGAAGCATAAGGGAACGTACAAAACATACAAGTGGCCTTCTAAAAAGTACATCTATGATTTTAATCCAGATTCAAATTACTTGATGAATAAGACAAAAGAAAAAAGTTTACCTAAGACTATGGGGAGCTTTAAAACCTTTCCTTTTAGAAACCAGAATAGAGTTGTATTTGATAACGGTGACTATTATCCGTTTGGAGATGATGGAGAGATATTCCCTATCATGCCAACAGACGTACCAAAATGGGATTTATTTAATAAGCCAGTTTGGGATAGATACAAGACTATGGAACCTATTCGCATAAATAGTTAAAATAGGAGAAGAGAGATGCACGAATATGCTTGTAAAGTTGTACACATTGTAGACGGAGACACCGTAGATGTGGACATTGATTTGGGCTTTGGAATTTGGATGAAGAAAGAACGTATTCGATTGTTCGGCATTGATACTCCAGAATCTAGGACTAGAGATTTAGAAGAAAAGAAATATGGGTATGCTGCGAAAGATTACTTAACTGGCATGCTCGATGATGAGTTGATTATGTTGAAAACTCATAAGGATAAAGCTGGAAAGTACGGACGCATCCTTGGTGAGTTGTGGCGTACTACTGACTTTGCAGACCAATCCATTAACGAATACATGATTGAGAAACATCATGCAGTACGGTATATGGGACAATCAAAAGATGATATTGCTGAAGAGCATATTAAAAACAGAGAGTTTATAACGATAAAATGAATGACACCGTATATCTTGGTAATCCAAATCTCAAGAGGGCTAATGTCACTCAAGAGTGGACTAAGGAAGAATTAGAACAATACGCTTTGTGTATGGAAGACCCAGCGTATTTTATTATGAATTACATTAAGATTGTATCTCTTGATGAAGGTCTAGTGCCTTTCAAGATGTACGACTTTCAGAAGGATATGGTAGGTACTTTTCATAGTAATCGTTTTACTATCTGTAAATTACCTCGGCAATCTGGTAAGTCCACAACCATTATTGCTTATCTCCTTCATTATGTTTTGTTTAATGATTCTGTGAATGTTGCTATACTTGCGAACAAGGCGGCTGTTGCCCGTGATTTACTATCACGATTACAACTCGCTTACGAACATTTACCCAAGTGGTTACAACAAGGAGTAATGTCATGGAACAAAGGAAGTCTAGAGCTTGAGAATGGTTCTAAGATTTTGGCGTCTTCTACTTCTGCTAGTGCGGTGCGTGGCGGGTCTTATAATATTATTTTCCTTGATGAGTTTGCTTACGTTCCCGCTAATGTGGCTGAACAATTCTTCAGCTCCGTCTATCCCACCATCTCCTCTGGTAAAACCTCAAAGGTGATGATCGTTTCCACCCCACATGGAATGAATATGTTTTATAAAATGTGGACGGATGCAGAAGAAGGCCGCAACAGTTATGTACCGATAGAGGTTCATTGGAGCGAAGTGCCAGGGCGTGATGAAGCATGGAAAAAAGAAACTATCAAGAATACCTCAGAGTCACAGTTTAATACTGAGTTTGAGTGTGAATTCCTTGGTTCTATTGATACGCTTATATCCTCTAGAAAGTTGAAGACCCTTGCATATGTACAACCCGCTCAATCTAATGCTGGGTTCGATGTGTACGAAAAACCTATTGAAGATCACACGTATATGTTAACAGCAGACGTTTCACGTGGCACATCTCTAGATTACTCAGCTTTTGTTATGTTTGATATAACTGAGGTTCCATTTAAAATTGTTGCAAAGTACAGAGATAACGAAATAAAACCCCTTCTATTCCCAGCGAAGATATACGATGCTGCTAGGGCATACAACACAGCATACGTTTTGATTGAAGTAAATGACATTGGAGAACAGGTTGCAAACACTATGCAGTTTGACTTGGAGTATGACAACCTTGTTATGGCTAGTATGCGTGGGCGAGCGGGACAGGTACTTGGAGGTGGCTTCTCTGGTGGTAAAGCACAATTAGGGGTAAGAACCACAAAGGCGACAAAAAA